TAAGATAATGCACTGTCTTGCTCTTCTGTATATTCTTGTGCTTCATCTACTATAACAGTATCATAACTGCCACCACGCCCACCTGATGACGTACGGGTTCTAAAGTCAATATATCCACCGCCATCAATTACAATCTTTTCACCGCCTTTAGTTTTTAATGATGACTTAACAGGCAATTCCGATTGTTCTACCAAATACATTAGTCGCTCCCATGCCTTGTGAGATGTGTCCGCAAGGTGTGCGGTGTGTAGTATCTTTTCGCCGTTACATAGTCCGTATAACTCTCTTGTTGCTATAATTTCGTTCTTGCCATTTTGTCTTGGCACTGAACCGCCAAATTGCATATGTATCCATTCATTAGCTTGGTTAACGGCCATTAAATCGTTTAATACATTCTTTTGCCAATCAAAAAGTTTCTGCCCTGATAATTCATACAATTTAACGGCTTCTTTTGAAATTGTTTTTTTATAAGGCAAAATATAACTTGCTGTTGGTGTCTGCCTACCTATTCGCTTTTTATCTGCCATATATGCCCCTTAGTTGAATATTTCAAATATCGGTGTTGCTTCTTTAAGTTTATTCGCTATCTTTTTCATCGTGCTATTCTCGCTTAGGAACACTACACCGTCATATGTAATTTCGATGCCGTCATAATTGAAATATACAACATCATTACTATAAGCCTTTTGATATATCAAATTTCGGATATATCCCTTTTCGTACAATTCTATTAGTATCGTTTGTAAGTATTCTTTGCTTATAGGAAAATCGTAAGTTCTTGGCTGAATATAATATATGTCCTTTTTTTGATTACCTTTTAACACCTTGTACAAGTATATTAATATTTTGCAAAATAATACTTGCATATCATCTTTCGCCATGTATTACACCTCTTTATCATCTACAACAATACTTTTTTAACAAACTCACCCAATAACCCTAAGCTTGATAAGGCATTTTCTTTTATCTTGTTCATCAATTTATTTTCCTCTAAGTGATTTATTCCCCGTGCTGTAATTTTTACGTTTGATATATCACTATTAATAAATTTATGCCCCCCCATCGCTGTTGATATAGTAATGTTTTTTATTAAGCTTTCTTCAAGCATAAGTTCTAAGATGTCGATAAAATACTCGTCGTTAATATTGTTTCGTTCTAAGAGATTGTTGAATTCATCAGCAGTAAATGTATATCGTCTTTTTAATATGCCGTACAGGTATACTAATATTTTGAATTTGATTACATTGTAATCATCTTTAGCCATGTATTAACCTTCTTTCAATTCCGCCATATTTAATATATTACTTTTTGGATTAGCACCACATAACTAAGCGCTCTTCTGGGAATTTTTCATTGTTCTTTAACATTTCTATCAATTTCCACCTTGCGTGAGATGCGTGATTTTCACACCATTCATAGTTTTGTGGCAGTTCGCAATTTATTATTTCTTCTGTTTTTATTGATACAACTACATGCCCTGGAAGTGTGCTATCTTCTGGATATATATCACACTCAATAGTGCCATCACTCTTTTTTATATTTTTTAATCTTACCATAGAATTCATTTGCCTCCTTATCATAATTATGAATTTTAGATGTCTTATCATGGGCTTCGGCTTGTGTGTAACCTTGTTGTATTAACTTCTTTTCCATAATTTCATGCTTTAATAAAGTTAAATCGTGTTTTTCTGGTTTTCCACTAATCAACCTTCTCCACGATTCCGCCATCATAAAATCCGGCTCAAAGCATTCTAACTTACCCCCGCCTAAATCATGTCTTGTTATAAATATGAAATCCTTTATTTCTTGTATTTCTTTTTCTGTATATCCTGTTGCTTTTGCTATTTTGGGAACATCTGATTTCATGCTTCTAACTAATCCATAATATCTTTCGGCGTGTTCTTTTGCTTTTTTGCTATTTGGATTTCTGGCACCACTTATCGCACCTGCTTTATACATTGTGCCATCCGAAAATTCTTTTCCGACATTTTTTCGCCTCTCTATGTCAAGCTTTTTAATATGCTCTTCTTGATCCGTATAGAATTTCTTATTGTGCACATTCTGATATACCCCTGTGCCATTATCATACTCTACTAAACACCTACAATTTGCGTGTCTTCTAAACACAGCAGTATCCATATCCGGAGTATATTTATATGTGCCAACTAAAGAGGTACACCACTTGCAACATTTGCCCGTGCTCATTCTTCTAATAACTGGCAAAACCTTGCCAGTTTTATATTGGAAGTCGGCATTTGCTTTAATATTATCGGTTACAACAGCTTGTCCATAATTTATGAGACTTTCTGTAAATTGCTTACTTACTTTGTCATAATTTTCAGCATCTGCAATACTTTGTATCAACCCTTTTAGCCTATCATTGTTGATATTAACGTTAACAGGGTTAAAGGTTAATCCCTTATTATCATTAAATAGTTTTTGCACTTCTTGACAATACTTATTTATGTCTGTGAAATTAGATTGAAGTACCTTGGGTATTATTGCATTTGCAATATTATAATACATTCGACCATTTGGAAGAACTGCGCTATTTACATTGTTATCAAATGCAGCCTTTGTTATTTCGCCTAAAGCAACAGCATAATCGTCAGCTTCTTTATAACTTGCATTGTTATTTTTTAACAAATTTTGATATTTCTCTAATTTGCTTTTATTGCTTATTATGTCAGTGATGATTAACTCTAACAGCTTACTTGATATATCGGACATTATTCACCACCTTTAATACCTGTTAAAGTCCCTAAGTTCTTAGGAGTGATAAAGCCGTCTATTGCTTGATTTAATTTAATTGCACCGTCTCCGATTGAACTAAGCATCGCGCTATCTGGCTCGAATACTGGAAGCCATTTAGGGGTGGTTTGATACACCGCTTTTCTTTCATATGTAAAATCATCAGTTAGGCATCTTGCTAAGTAACCAGCATTTAAAAACCCTGTTCCAAAACTTCGTTGTGCTTTCTTAGCTGTTAATCTTAAATTCTCATGACTTGCCTTTATTGCTTCCGCCGATGATGGGTTTTCTGTCGCAAAGCCTAAATCATCAAGGGTTAGCCCTGTTTCACCAGCAAAAGCAGATGCATACATTCTAAATTGCGATATATGCGGTTCCATTGATTGCTGTGAGAATTGTCCTACACTCGGTTTATCGCCGTCTGAATCTTTCCCCAGGCTAATCATTGATGATATAGTCGCTTTCCAGTTTTCAAATCCGTCTTCTGCTTCCTCTGATAAACCTAATACATATTTTTGAGGGAATGAATAGAACTCGGCTGATATGTCTCCCCTTGTCAATGTATCTTTTGCCTTGTTCTGTAAATTTATGCACGCTTTTGTTATTCGGCTGTGTCCAAATGGTCGCTTTGGATCAGGTCTGTTTATTATTGGTACAAGTAAAGGATATGCAACTTTGTGGTTAAATTCAGTTACTGAATTATTCACCGTGTCAAATATAGTTGTTTTATACGGTTCAAAATATGCATCTATTTCTACCCTGTCAGTTTCATCATTTCTTTTTAACACCGCATAACCCTCAGCCAATAAGCCCGTTATTGGGTTTATTACGCCCGTTGCATTTGCCCCATCTATTACTTGCATTCTTGCTTCGCCATCTTCATCTTTTGATATATAGATAAAGCTACATGAGGATATTAATGCACTCAAAACGGCACTATCAAACAGAATGTCGGGATTGTTAATATTAAAAAGTGACATTAAATCAAAATTATCATCGTCAAACCCGTCAAATATTAATCTATCTGCTAAGCTGTCAACAGCTTTAGCGCACCATCCGAGTTTAGACCTATGCTTCTCTCTTAATCTATATGGTATTACCTCGCTTTGATTGGTGTTCCATTCTTTCATTTCATAATACATATACTTTTCAAGAACACCGCTTTTTTTACTATTCAACTTCTTTTTTAAATATTCAATGCTCATGCGTTCGCTCCTTACACAACATATAGTATTTATATTGTAATTATATAATATATATTGTGTTTAGTCACATATGAAACCTCATAAATTATATTTTGTTGTATATGCCCCCATCAGAGTGCTATACCCTGTGTTTTTTTGCACAGTAGCCGGTGAGGTATCGAACACGTTGAAGGGGGGATACCCTACCCCCTATAATCATCAAAGTTAATTGAGTTAGGCAAATCTCTATTTGTTATTGTTTCACATTTTAGATTGTCATCTTTTTTTATTTTATTTGATTTCGCTCTGTTACATGCGTTGTGTGCCAGCTGTAAGTTACTTATATCAGATGGATGTCCGCCTAAATCAATAGGGACGATATGATCAATTGTCGGTGCCATTGGATGCGGAAACTTTAGCGACTTATCTACAGGCTTACCGCATATAGCGCATACGTTACAGGATAATAATATTCTCTTTCGGTTCTTTGCGTACTCCGTTCTGTGAGCGCCTCGCTTGTCCGCTCTTAGATTATTACTCATTGCGTTCCATCCTTTTAATTTGCCTGTTAATCTTATATTTCATACATTCTTTTAATTCATAATTATTTATCTGAAATATGCTTTTAATATGCTCCATTGTTACATATACGTCTGCCATTTCTTCTAATACTCTATCTGCATCTGGTTCTCTATCATATGCAATACAGCTTAATTCCTTAATATATTCCTTCGCCTCTTCGATTGCTTTTAATATTTCTGTAGTGTTGCCGTAATGCAACCGTATCCGTCCGAGCTTTTGCTTATATTCTTTATTTAATAATGCCATTTTAATCTCCATTTATTTAAATATATCCGTATATGGCAGTCCCTCAATCCATTCTATGAATTCATGCCATTCTTTTAATTTATGTCCCTGTCTTGATTTGTATATATTGGCTAATACTTCATAGTTTAGCATTACAGTTCTTTTTTGATTGTATGAACTCGGAAGTAATCCGATTAGTGCTCTAAATGTTTCAATGTCTTTTGTTTCGCAATATTTTTCCCGTAAAGCATTTAGGTCAATTATTATATCGACATAATATCCTGCTTGATTATTATCAATACTAAAATCATCAAGCGTTAGGCGCTTGCTTGTTAACTTGTGCATTGTGCTGCATGAATTAGCGACCGTTCCGACTTTGTATGTGTCGTACTCTTTCCACCAATACAGCGGTGCTGTTATGTCTGCATATACAGTAATCATCCTTAGATACTTTCTGTGATCTGTGCCTGCATTAAATAACCGCTGCATTAATGCTTTGTCGTTCTCTCCTATATGAACCGTATTATATCGTTCGTCTATATAACTATCTGATTTATCCCAGCTGTTCATTGCGTTCCTCATGCCTCTTATTGCGTGCCCGATTCCGCATACTTCTATATTTTCAAATTTAATCATATTTATTCACCTATATACGACTTTCCAAATATCTCTATAAAGTCGCTTATACTCCATCCGTAATATTTCATTGCTTGTCTTTGAGCATAAGCCTTAATGTATTCATCAAATTCATATCCGCTCTTACAATGAATACCATGTGTTTCTCCGTTATGGTCTTCCGGTCTAATAAATATAACCAATCCGTATTTAATTGAGAGTTGTCTGTTTTTCCCAAAAAACACTTCATGCCTTACAAGTCCATCTTTCCGCCTATCAAACCAAACATATATATGCCCGTTGAGCACGGTTACACCCGGATTAACAATACTTAACTCATCATTCATTTACGCATATCCCCTTACTTTTTACTTGCTCTATTAAATCCATTACATCAGGCGACAGCTTTTTTATTTCATTTTCTCTATTAACCACTGTTCTGTATGCTCTCATGAAATTACTTGATGCAACTTGCTCATTAAAGCTTTCATCTGTTGCCATGCTCCAAAGTTGTTTTGGACTTCCTACCGCCTTTTGTATTCTTTCGGGTAGCTTATTGAACTCTTCTTCTGAATTATATCCGCTGTTTCTTATAGCCTTCATTACAAGTCCCCATGCTTTTGTTTCCGTCATCTCTTCAGGGCTTGTTATCTTGTTGACTTGTTCTGTTAATTCTCCAATGCTTGGAGCAAATCCGCTATTATTAGTTCTTATATAGCTCTTAACCGCCAACGATATAAGCTTATAGTCTACATCTTCAAGCATCACGTGCCATATCTGCACCGTTTCGGTTAAGCTCTCAGGTTTAAAATTCGGATATGCTGCCATTAGCACCCTGATTATCGTTTTTGTCTCTTCTCGTGTCATTTGCCCTCAGCTCCTTAGCTTTCCGTAAATACCATTCCGCTTTTCTTTCATCTTCCGCTGCCGTTGTATTTGGTTTTTTCCCTTTCCTGTATTGATATTTATAAGCTGTCATGTCGCACCACAACGCCACATTATCACATCCAAATATATCAATCATTTCATCAATACACTCTTTGTTGCCGCTGCAATAATGCAGCGGATGCTCTACATATTCATAATTCGCTTTTATAATTTTAGTTCCTTGCTCTTCTAATAGTTTGAGCTTGGTCAATCCCCAGCTTATTGCCCTTACATCTCTTGAGTCTAAATCAGTTTGTATGTTGGTTAATGCGGATATAGCTTCATCACTCATATTTTTATTTAAATCAAATTCTTTTGTCATGCGTGCCTTTCCCTTTCGATATATGCCCCTCTCACAATTGCGTGAGTGGGGTTATTTTAAACATTATCCCAATCTATACCGCCTGATGTCGTTTTGTTTGTATTCTCTTTTAGTGGATAAATTGAAGTCCATCCAGCTAATATAGATTGTTCTATTAACTTGATTGCTTTTTCGTTGTCAATTGTTCCGTCAAATCTCTTTGCCAAATCATTGATTTTATTAATAGCTAATGTAATGGCTCTGTCTGTATTGGGTACTCTCTTCTTTTTCCTCATTTCTAAGAAGTCTTTGAACGTTTCATCAAGTCTTTCATCTTCGGGATAATACACCGTAGCCACTTTAGTGGCTTTTCTTTTTTCTTCTTTCTTCTCTATCTCTTTTTCTTCTCTTCTCTCTTTCTCTATATCTATATCTATATCTTTCTCTATATCTATCTCTATCTCTGTGTTACAATTTGTTTCACTGCTGTTACAATGTAACGCTTCTATTTGTTTTTTTCGTTCTCTTGAACGCCTCACGCGCTCAGCTACGGCTGTTTCAGAGCCTATACAATCAATTGTTTGAGGCAAAACATATTCATTGTCTTTGCATTCTAATAATCCAGTTTTTTCCAGATATAAAAGACATACTTTCACATCTTCAACTTTTTCATCTATTTCAAGTGCAATTTCTTCTTCGAATGTATCTTCCACATTTTCAAAAATTAATACTCCACTGTTTTTTAGACTTAAAAGTTGCATTTTTAAATAAATAATTGTATATGTGTCCCCTCCGGCTATGTTTCTAAGTTTTTTCATCTTTTTTTCTCTGAAAAAATCATCTTTTAGCTTTAGCCAATAATATTTTTTTTCATTCGCCATGTTTACACCTCATCTATATACAGTATTACCTTCGTTTCTTTCCCGTATTCGAAGGTGTCAATAAATCCGGTTACGCATTTCCGATTATCATCTTTCAATTTCCCTGCTTTGACCAAGGTGTCCAATATGAACTTTTTTCCAAAAGCAACATTATCCAAATCTCGCCGTTTATTCCCCTCAATCCAATGGAAGAGTATATTTATAGGCCTCTCAAACCGTGGTAATTTGGCAATAAAATAAGCTATATTGCTTTCGATTCGCTTCTTCATCTCCGCTCCTGCGTATCTGTTCTTTCTGCAAGCGTTTATATATTCGTTTAGCGATGGTAATTTCATGTTAATTTCACATTTATACATCGTTCCCCCAAAGCTTTTTAATTCGTTCAATCTCGTCATTCGGCAATGTTTCAATGCCCAATTCTTTGGCTTCTGATACAATGCCGTCAATCAATACAGCCATTTCACGGCTGTCATACTCAGATGAACCCTTGAATACCTTGTAATGTGTGAAGTTTTTACCTTGTAATCTAACAGTGGCTATTTCCTCAAAATACTTGAAATATCCCGTTACATTAATGTCCGACAATACCGATACAATTTCCGATTGTCCGTATTTTTTAAGCATTTCAAGATATATTTCATCCTTACTGCTTCTTAATACATCGGCTATTTTCCCAATAAGCGCCCACGCGTATGCATTGGCATTTAATGAGCGCTTTTTATGATATTCTTTAATTTCGAATTTTTTGTTTTTGTCTTGGTCAAACAGCCACTGTATTATCTCTTGTGGATTACCAATCATATTTATCTCTTAAATGAACGGGAGTTCGTCATCTTTAAAATCGACATTAACAAAGCCGTCAGAATCAGCAGGCGGATTATTCGCCTCCTCTTTTTTTCTCTCTGCAAATTCAACACTTTCAACAACCACATCTGTGGTGTAGACCTTTTGATTATCCTTATTCGTGTAACTTCCTGTCTGTATTCGCCCCTCAACAATAAACTTAGTTCCTTTGTTTCCGTACTTCTCAATAAATTCCGCAGTTTTGCCAAATGATACACAACTGATAAAGTCCGCTGCCTGCTCTCCGTCCTTTTTAAATCTGCGGTCAACCGCAAGCGTGAATCTTACTACCTTCAATTCCTCCCCCGCTCTTGCTGCGGAACGGACGTCCGGATCTTTGGTTAATCTTCCACATAATATTACATTGTTCATTCATATCTCCTTAATTTGCTCTTTTATTAATTCAATTATTTTTTCCCCATCTAATTCTATGTTGTACGGGTCTTCTATGAAGAAACGCTCACATATATATTCACTTAACAAAGCCTTGCGGTTGTTAGGGTCTCTTTTTAATTTTTGCAAAGCTTGTTTATACTCGTTCGTATTCTCTTTGTATATTGCACGTAATAACTCATAATAGGCATCCATCGCAGCGTTATATGGTGCTTTCTTTTCCCCGCCAAATACCCTTCCACGGATCAATCTTGGAACCTCCCATCTTCCTCTATTAACTTCCATGCTCCTGTTTCATTGATTGGAACTTGTGCAAATTTTCGCTTGTCGCCTTTCAAATACACAACCCTTAGCAACTGCCAATCAACGCCGTAACATTGCTTGTAAGCTATCCTGTACAAATTAAGCTGATATGCTGCATATTCACGGTCTAATTTAGCGGTGCATTTAATATCAGCACCTACTATTTTATTTTTGTATTTAAGCACTAAATCCAACCGCCCCGCTGATATTGGCTTGTTATTTTTGAATAAAATTACAGGGGTTTCATTTTCTAAAACTTCAAATTCATATTGTTTTTGTAAAAATTTAAAATTTCTTAATTCTTGCAAGTCGGATTCAGTTCCATTTATACAATAATCTTCAATTGCTTTATGTACAGCTGTTCCCCTAATAGCGGCGTTTTGTAACACCTTATCTGACACACCGCTATATTTGTTCCCGAATTTACAAGCTAAAATCTGTGTGATACTCGGCACACATATGCCATCCACGACGTACTGGTGTTCATCGTCAAAATATTCTAATGTGTGCCCTTGTATTACTTCTGTGTAGTTACTCATTTCAATGCTATCCTCACACTTGCCTTGACCGGTACAAAGTCAACATATGAATCATATAAATCAGGGTGTTCATTTCTGAAGGCTTTACTATTAAATTTCTCTCTGTCAGTCTCGGCAATGTAATTAATTCTTATACCGCCTGTTTCGACTTTAATAACGTTCTTTTTCTCCATTTCTAGGAGCAGTTTCTTTTTTAATTCGTCATAATCTGTTTTAAGTGCTGCCAAAGTTTCTTCATACTTCATAAGTGTATTTAATGCACTGCTTGAAAGCTCCATTCCGCCACTTTCAGACTTCACTATTAAATCATTCATCTTCTTTCTCCTCTTCCTTGTCATCGTCGTAACTCCAGTTAGGTGTTTTCGCAATTGCCTTAATCCTCTGAAGCTGAACGTCTCCCGCCATTGCCATGATTAAGTTGTATTTGTCATCACCAACACAAAGTGTTGCAACTTTTAAAATTGTTGCCTGTCGCTCTCCGCAAAATTCAACAATCACCTTATCATTTTCTTTTAAATGTGAAATGGAAGGAATTTGCAGAAGTAAGTACTGTTCTTCTCCCCCTACTGTAGTTACCACCCAGGCAACATCAATAAATTTATAATCCATATGTACCTCTTTAATTCTCCATTAATTTACTTATAATTGCCGATGCTGTTTTCATCGGTAAATCTTCAATTCTACTTACATTGTTCGCAGCCAATAACTTAGTTAAGTTCTCGCCTGTGTATCTTTGTTTAAGCATTGCAATCTGCCTATCACTTGCCTTGCGTTCACTTGTTACGGTATTCATTCTATTACTTGGACTTTCCTTTTCAGGGTCATCACCTGTGGCAACCATAAAAGTGTTAGCAAGATAATATTTAAGTGCTCCGGTGTAAGCCTTATATCCTGCCTTGTCGCCCTTGTCTATTCCCTCACCTGTGATTACAGTATCTTCACCAAATCCCGTATCAATATCGAATAATGTTATCTTTAATTTTGGCATACGTCCGTTTGATTGTTTCTCACTGCCTTCAAATGTTGTATAATCTAGTTCAGTGAATTTCAATTCAAGGCCGTACACGCTGAATAGTTCAGTAAACAATTCCTTGTATTGAGCCTCACTGAAGTACGAGTACTTGTCAAATGTGTTGGTGGCACCCTTGGCGAGTACTCCTTTTTCTTTTAGCGCTTTTCGTAAGCTGTTTTTCTTTTGCTGTAATTTCGCATTTAATTCTAAGCATTTGCTCCAATGCTCATCTGTCATTCCCGTTATGTCCATTTCTCTTCGCCTCCTCCCATTCTTTGCTATCTCTCCACCATACATAAAGGATGTTTGCAATCGCACCTAGAAACGCAATTGTCGCAAGTGTTAACGCTACTGTGCTTATATGCTCCTCAGCACTTACAAGTGCAAGAACTATAGTTGTAAGCATAAATCCTGATACTGATACTAAATCATTGCATCTATGCTTTTTTCTTAATTTCTTTGCTTCTGTCTTAGTCATCAAATCTCTCCAATTCATCTAATATATATGTCTCTAATAGTTTCATAAATCTAACCGCGTGATATGATGTTAATTCCTCAATAACAATGTGCCCGTGAGGATTAACCGCCACATCTTCATTAGCTTCCATATATTCCTTTTCTGCTAAATCATATAGTCTTGGATATTTATTCCTAAACTGTATTAGTTCTTGTATTATCTCCATTCCGCGCCTCTCATTCGTCTGAATCTGCCAATACCGCGATTATCTCATCCGCTAATTTATTGCATTCGCTCTCCACTTCCTCAGCAGTCCAGACATGGCAACCTTTGTTCGCTTTACCTAACACATTTAAAAATATTATGTCTTCTTTATTCGTTGCCAATTGTAACGCCGCATCGCAGTCTATTCCGTCATTTAGGTGAGCGCAATCGAATCCAATCCATATAAGTTTTCTAATCGTTTTTATTGGATATTCATCTTCAACGCTTGCAAATGTAACACCACCATGGACTTCTAATTCATTAATTCGGTCTAATATTTTTAGGTTTTTGTCTGTTTTTGTTATGCCGATATACCCACACCTGTATCCAATTGCTTTTAATACGCCAACAATATGCGTGCCCTTGTATTCCCTTTGAAATTCTACAACCATATCAATCATATTTATCCACCACTCAATACATTAATCCCTGTTTTACCTTACCTCCGTAAGGCTCTACATACTTCCTCATGTTCTTGTCCAACAGCCTGTAACGGTTATTCATGTAATCAACCAATACAGGGAGCCAAATTCTTACAATTCTTCCACAACTGATAACAGCCTCTTTCGGATACCTTGTGCCTAATAACTTGTTATCTTCCATTTCTTTCTTGAATTTTCGGACTGTTCGGGAGGATATTCCGATAATGTCAATTGCTTCGTCGTATGTGATATATCGTTTAATCTCATCTATTTCCATATTTACCCCTTCTTTCCGACGAACTTATCTACATCAATTCCAGTAATTTCTTTGAAGATGTTTTTGTCAAAGTTTGGCAAGCTCATCACACTGTCCTTTTTTTCTTTTGTAAGACTATCCCACCATTCTTGCCTTTCTCCTTCTACTTCAATATTCTTCAAGAATCCGCCTGTTACTGAATATTCTGGGTGCTGCTCCTTTTCTTCTTCTGTCATGTCGTAATCCCACACCCATGTAAGAGCATTTGTGGGACAATTCATCAGAATATATCTTGCATCTGAATCCAACCAATCTCTAAATGTCCAATCAGAAGGTTTGTTGAACAGGAAAATCTTTGGTAATTCCGTATTGAAGCAACCGTTTGAAAAGCAAGTCTTGTTCCAATCACCGCTGTTGTCATCACCGCTGTTGCGATTACCGCTGTTGTCATTACCGCTGTTGTTATTACCGCTGTTACGAAAACCAGTGCAGGCTTTTCCAAGGTTCACCATGTCAAGCACTTCATGCCAGGTGATTTCCCTGATAATATGAATTTTGTTTGTGCTGCACTTGCGGTCATCATTGCTGGTGGCAATTTCACCAAGTGCTTCCACTTCTGCAACCTTGTTATTAGGGCTAAAAGCATAATATTTGAAACAATCTACTGCTTTTGTGCAGAAATGAAATCCACTGTCACAACATACGGGTATTACATCTTCTGTGAATGTTTTACCCACTTCAAATTGATATCCCCTGCAAGTCCAGTCTGGGGTGAACTACTCCGACTTATAGAAGTCGGAGCTTCTTGCTTCAACCACTACTGCTTGGCTAATACCAAAATGTATTGCTAAGTCTTACACAGTGTCCACAAGCGTTAGGTTTGGCTAGTTCCTAGCCTACCATTTATGTTTTAGGCTATATTTTCACGAAGAATGCGTAAACCCTCGTTTTTGATATTGATTGCAGCATTATAATCTCTATCAATTACAAGACCGCAGTTACATTTATATACTCGTTCTGAAAGTGCAAGCTTTTGTTGCTTACCACAACAAGAGCAGATTTGTGATGATGGATACCATTTACTTACTTTTACAAAGTGTTTTCCTCTATCAGCTAGTTTATATTCTAGCATAGACAAAAACATACCATATCCATTATCAAGAGTAGCTTTACCGTTACCAAAGTTTTTATTTGCCAACGCTTTCATATTTAGATTTTCAACACAAACAACATCTACATGATTGGCTATCTCAGCAGATTTCTTATGTAAAAAATCATATCTTTGGTTCTTTATATGCTTATGAAGCTTTGCAAGCTTATGCTGATGTTTTATATAATTATGTGATTTATGTTCATTCTTACGGAATCCTAGCTTTTTAGCTAACTTCTTTTGTTCCTTTGCAAGTTTAGAATGAGATTTCTTATAATACTTATCCATATCACAATTAGCTCCATTACTATCTACATATAAACCGTCAGACTTATAATCTAAACCTACTATTTTATTTGTATTACATATAGGCATCGGAGTAACGGTTGTATCATATTCAAATAAAACAGATGCATAAAAACAGCCTACTGCATCTTGAGATATAGTGACTGATTTTATCTTCCAAGTTTTTAAAGGCTTACGATGAATTACAGCTTTTACCTTTCCTGTTTTAGGTAGTTTAATTGCATTATCAATTACTGCAACAGTGCCGTTTTGATTGTTTGTTGTATAAGATTTTTTTGTCCTTTTTAATGATTTATACTTTGGAAACTTGCAATGCTTTGAAGAAAAACAATTTCTAAATGATTGTTCTAAGTTAAGCTGTACATTTGCAAGAGCAAGACTATCCACTTCTTTAAGAAAAGGAAAATCTGTCTTGTACATGGCAGGTGTTTGCTTACCAAAAGACTTTGTAGCTTTGTAATTATCAATCTTATCACTTAGCATAAGATTCCACACTTTTCTACAACAACCGAAGGTTTTAGCAAATAATTCTTTTTGTTTAGCATTAGGATATAATCTATATTTGATAGCTTTATTTGCCATTAGGCTTTTCTCCTTGAGTTTGTATGTATTGCTTAATTACGTCAACAGTTACTCCACCTGTACTGATAAGGCAGTAGCTTTGCGACCAGAACATTTCCTTCCAAAGCAATTTTTTAATGGTTGGATATTCTTTTTTAATAAGTCTACTACTAGCTGATTTATAAGCATTTATAAATTTAGATATGTTAGTGTTTGGCTGACCTCTAAATAAAATATGTACGTGGTCTGCATCGTGATTCCATTCCTCTAAAGTAATGTTATAATTTGGAGCAATATATCCAAATATCTCTTTTAGACGATTGGATATTTCATCATTTATGACTTTATTTCGATATTTGATACACATGATCAGATGATAATGCAGTATAAATACTGAATGATTATTAGTGTCAAAATTCATTGTGTTTGTAACCTTTTGTTTATTTAAGACTGATTACACTATAACATAAAGTTACATATGAGTAAATGCCTTGTTTATCACAATTCATCCCCCCACCTATAGAGGTGGGGGATTTCTTGCTCATGGCATGTTAAATCCGTTTGCCGTTGTTTTCTTTCTTGCTTGTTACAATTGTATTATGTGAATAAAGTAAAGTTATAATTTGTTGCATACGATCATTACTCATCTTTTTTTACGTGTATAACTTGATATTTCTTTGATATCAGAAAGTTTTTTTCTTACAATATGCCTTGAATTACGAACATACGTATTATGTCGTGAACAATATTATTTTTATTAAGCATAATGTTGACACGTAATATATTACGTAGTATAATATTATTTATAAGGAGGTGTAAATGAAAAGCTATTCATCAAGAGAAATAATAACAATGCTAAAAAAATACGGGTGGTTTTTAGATTCTTGTACAGGAGATCATTATCAATTTAAACACCCACATAAAGCTGGAAAAGTTACAGTACCACATCCAAGAAAAGATTTAAAAATTGGCACATTGAAAAACATATTAAAACAAGCGGGGATTGAAGGGATTTAATCCCCATTTAAGGAGGGGCAAAAATGAAAGATAGATATTCATATATAGCTATATTTTCTTATGACGATGATGGCATTAATATAAGATTCCCTGATTTACCAGGTTGCTTTACTTGTGCAGAAAAAGACGACAATGAAGAAGCTATATATTATGCAAAAGATGTCTTAGGGTTATTTATGTATGGTTTAGAAAAAGATAATGAGTCAATACCTTCCCCTACACCTATAAATAAAATAACTCTTGAAAAAAATGAAGTTCCTGTATTGATTGATGTATATATGCCTGCTGTTCGTGCTAAAATTAAAGACCATTTTGTGAAGAAAACACTTTCAATACCTGCATATCTCAATGCTAAAGCTATTGATATGGGAATTAATTTTTCACAAGTATTACAAGAAGCTTTAAAAGAAAAAATCGAAAAATAAAACTTAATTTCTCTTGATACTACAAGTTATAACTTTTACACCTGAAATATTAAATATTTTTAAATAAAAATAAGCCCTTGAAAGTTTTTACACTCTCAAGGGTTTTTATTGTGCTTATTTAATAAAAAAGCTAACCGAACTTGGCTATCACTTTGTGAGAAATGGCAAACACGAAATCTACAACAATTGATTGGAAACTGTTGAAATACCAAAACATCGTGAAGTTAATGAACGATTAGCACGGTTAGTGTAATATAATAATTGTATTTATGTCAATAAATTATATTGCCCTGTTAAATAATCTAAAGTTACAACATGTTATTGTATTTGCACAAAATACTATTTGATTTTCATTTGTTTTTGTTTTGCAATAAAAATGGGTTTTTAAAATCTATTAAGTAGGGAATGTGCTCCATTGCTCTTGCGTGGGATTTTTAAATAAAAAAGCAATGCTGCTCTTTTATTTTATCGATTTTTTAAATTTGTTTCAAACAAAAACACCCTGCGAATTAAAAAAACGTAAGGTGTTCATCTTAAAAGGAGTTTGTAGAAATACAAAAAATACTTATGTCAATAAACGGTGTATTGATATGTATGTGCGATTAGTTAAGAAGAGTTATTTTTAGTCGTTTATGGAGGCTAATCGCATTTATTATTATATGAAACTCTCGAATTTGTTTCAAGTCAAAAACCGTTTGCAACCTCAGGAACCACAATAGGTAACAGTCATATTTAACAACTTTTACAAAAAAAATTAGAGCCACGCTATTCGCACGGCTCTTATAAAACTTTGCAGTTTTTCTACTTGACGTTATATTACATTGTTTTAAACCAAGTGTCAATTATTTTGACTAGAAAAACTATATTTGAAAATATTAACTCATTATCTTTATAGTAATCTATATTTTTTTCTAATCTATTCTTAAATGATTGTAATAGCAAACAAGCTTTTTTATGAACTCCTTCACTTGTAACCATTGTAATGTGAGAATACAGCAAGGTTGTAATTTGCTGTATTCGGTCATTACTCATTCTCTTTACTCTTGTTTGGTGAGATAGCCCTCTAATTGCTGAAAGCTGCTTCATAACAATATGGCGAGATGAACGCATGGAAGTCTTGGGCCGTAAATTATTAAAAATACAGCTGTTATGTGCGGAGGCATTTCGTAATTCTTTGCTTGATGTTAATAGGAAGTGTTTATTTTTCATTTCGTTTAAATCGTATCTTTCAGCACAAAATAAATAAAACGATAACAATTGCCCGAAAGATATTATTTCAAGAAATACCCATATAGGAATATTGTCTTTGTATCTATTTAGTAAATTTTTATTATAAACAGAATTATTATTGCGTGTTATTTCTTTGTTTAGAATTTCACGCTGAAATGATGATAACGAAGATATGTAATCTTCATATATCGTATATCCATCTTCATTATTATCTTCCATTAATCTTAATAATTCTAATTTAGTATAATGCTCAATATCTAATGATAATTGAATAACTGTATATCTTAATGTCATATCAATAATTGACAAATCTACAAGGTGTTCAAAGTTTAAATTAATATATTTCCCATCATTAACTCCGCCTTGATATTTGTCATAGTTTTTACGAAATGATGATAACTTAAATAAATTATTATTGTATCGTAAATATTGTTTAGCTTTTTCTTCTGAATAGTTTTCAAAAGATATACCTTTATTTTTTAAATGTTTTATTTGTTCGTCGACTGTTAAAAATTGTTTGTTATCCATCTTTGTTATCCTTATAAAAATAATATGAGTTATATATTAACATGTTTTTCCAAATAAAAAAAAGAGCCATACCTTTCGGTATGGCTCTCGCCTTCTCAGCTCTATATACTCAAGCTTATTTTATTTTACACTAAATATCAAATGTTCATTTTACAATTATCAAGTGACTTACCCATATAATTACCGTTCGTGCTGAACCAGTAGCCAGCAATATCCTGTGCCCATTTAATACCATTAGCAACTTTATATTGCTTTATTCTATGAGAATATCCTTTGTGGTCTACTCCTACAACATCAGAGTTTAATGATGGCTCAGAACGGCGGTTCAGTTCGTTTACCTTACATGTGTATATTACATCCTTGCAATAATTTGAACTAATCCAGTACCCTGCAACATCCTTAAACCACCACATACCATCATTATATCTTTTTTCTACAATTTTGTTCTGATATCCTTTATTCTCTTTACCGACTATTTCAGCATTTAGAGATGGCTCTTTTCTTCTATTCAACACATCAGCTGTGCATTCAACTACAATTTCATGCCTGCCGTTTGTCGGTGTTTTTGCGGGATGTACCGGGGCTACGCTTTGTCCTGTAATGCCTTTTACAATTGCCGCTGCCATTGCTTCGGCATTGTATATCCTTGCATCCTCTGCATTGTCGCAGAAACAACATTCAATTAACAATGCTAATGCCTTAGTATTAGTTACAACATACAGTCTTGAGCCGTCTTTTACTCCCCTGTTTCTAAATCCTAATTTGGCAATTTCCTCAACAATTCGCTCGCCCGCTTCTCTGTGTCTGCCATTGCCATATAGATATACTTCTGTACCATGTCCATTGCCATCACTCGCATTAAAATGAATTGATATATCTAAATCTACATTGTGAGCATTGCAATTTCTCACGATATTAGTGAGATTCTGGGACTGAGTTATGCCGTTTTCATCGGTACAATCATATACTGTATGTCCTAACGCTCTTAATTTAGAAATAACAAGATCCTTCACCTTTCTATCTTCAACAGTTTCTGAAAATATACCGCTCGCCCCAGGGACATGGAAATTATGCCCTGCATGTACATTATAAGTTGCCATTTGTCGCTCCTTTCTCGTCAAAATAAATCGGTAGCTTCTCAACTTCCTTAATTAACTTCTCGGCTGTACCATTTCCGCCTAACGTTTTATAAGACTGATACATATAGCTGATTAAATCCTCATATTCCCATTCTAAGATGTAACCTCTAACAATATATCTCTCGCACAACTCGCATATTCGATTGTGAATTAAGCCCATTAAGGCTTTTCTTTCAACGCTATTTTTATTGCTTTTTTGTGAGAAATATGCCCATATTCCGTTACTGCCTAATACGCCCGCTATGGCTGTTACTATCGCAACGATGATTGTTTCCAACGTTAATCATCCTTTCTCTGCTGTTCTTTTTACAAGCTGGTCAACACCTGTTGATGTCAGTCCGCTTGCAACACCTACAGATATAGCTGTTAATAAATCACTAGCTGGATAGTCTGGGATTGTAAAGTATCCGATAACACCTAATATCGCTCCGCTTGCTCCAACGATTAACGGGATGTAATTATTCTTAATTGCTGGTATTTGTTTTGCTATAAATCCTATGAAATAACATAACGCTATTATTGTTGTGAATGTTGCTATATTTAATGTTTCCATTGAGTTACCTCCTTATGCTGTTCTTACCCAAATATATTTAGCTATGTATGGCGGGATGTTGTCTATAGATGTTTGTGTAACATTTCCGTTTAACGATTCTGTTCTAATAATGTCAAACTGATTGCCAGTCCATAAAGCCCATGAATTGTTTAAGCTGTCATCTGACAGATCACCCCATTTTGCTTGAGTAGTCATATTTGCACTTTTAACTATATGCGTTTTATCTTTGTGCTCGTTTATGATTTTAAGTTTGACATTAGGCAAATCACTTTGTTTTAACGTAACAGTACCGCTGCCACCTGTTGTATCAACTTCATATGTGCTATCAGCACCTATGATAAATCTACCCGTTATCTGTTCCCATGTTGTGCCTGGGTATCTTGTTGTAGGATTAGTAGCATTACCAGTAAGTAATAAATCGCCTACTTCATAAGGACATTTATTTTTAAGGTTTGACATTTCAGTTAACAATGATTCAATCTGTTTTTTCATGATTGATATATCGTTTTTATCGGTTGTAATTTCATCGTTAATACTGGTTAGTTCAGCGTTTACATTGCTATTAGTTCCGTATGAAATTTGTGTAGCTGTGTAATCGCCTGAACGTGGGGTCACAATTCCAGTTCTGCCGTTAAAGGAAAGAACCGAATTACCCCCAGCAATAGATGCCGCTTGTTCCGCCCAGTATTTAGCATTATTAGTGTCTTCACCTACTCTTGTGTTTGTTCCACCCGTTGCCCATGATTGAGCTTCTGTTACATAATTAGATGTAGCGTATGATTTGGTTTGCTCCATGTAATCCTTAGCTTGTGCTACATAGCTTTTCTCTGTGTCCTCTCGGCGGTTTTCTGCTTCCGCTCTGCCTTTTTCCGCTTCCACTCTTAAGGCTTCCGCATCTGATGTATTAGTCATTATCTCATGCGCACTATCAACCACTGATTGTAATGTGTTATTTATATTTACAACATTGCTTTCAGCAGTTTTTACATTTTCCAAGCTGTCCTTAGCATTATCAGCGTAAGCCTTAGCGCTTGCCGTATCGTCAATCACATTATTATTAATTTTAGTGATAGCAGATATCATGCTATCTCTTACATCTTCGCCATATCTTGCACTTTTAAACGCTTCTAATTCTTGTTCAATATTTGCCATTAATTTCTCCATTAATTAACATATTTCTTAACATAATCTGATATTAACGTGTTCACTGCACCTTCAAATGTGTCACCGAATTTACCACTGGGACCATACGGGCGCTTGAAAAAAAATACAACATCTTCATTGATATAACTGTCTTTAATTGCACCGGTTATATTCAAAGAGTGCACAGAATTAAACTTTGATTCACCGTCTGAGTATATCGCCCAATTATATCCACCCATAGCACAATCTAACTTGTCTTTGCCTGAGCCCATGTAATTTGCGATTCTACCGCCAATTTGCACCCATCTATTATTACCCAAGGAGCGATATAAAAAACCATTGCCGTTAACGCTCCAATCGCCAATTTTACAGTTGGAAAAATAAGCCCCGTTATTATCGATCGTGCCTGTCGCCTTATTGTTTTTGTTTAATATGGTGATTTTACCATTAACGTTATATCCTTTTCCGCCTATTGTTAATGTACCGCCCTTTATTCTGTCGGCTGACAATGTGCCTGCTGTGATGTAATCCGCTACAATTTGACCATCCATTGTTATTGCCGTGCCATATGTGCCGTTATAGCCCGTTTTTGAGTAACCTATTCCATTCTGATTAAATCGCCACACCTTAGAAGCTTTATCTTTATCCTTATTATTCATAACAAGGATTTCATTTTCGGTGGTTAAGACATAACCGCCCTCTACGCCGTTTTTAATTAAATCAGTGGCAACTGCTACAGCTTCCTTTTTTACACTGCTTATAGTCGCTGTTTCATCAAGTCGCTTGTTAATTTCTGATGTTGCTTCGGAGTTTTTAGCGGTTAAACTTTTGGACTGCTCAACACCTAGTGTTAACTTGTCATTAGCTGGGTTATCAAGGCTTAATTGCATTTTTGTAACCGGAAACAACTTATCTAACCCGTGTGGGGTTGATTTAACTTGAACTTCTTGTAATAGCTCGATACCTTCATAATTAACATCCATGTTAGCAAGGTCAACAGCTGTTAGCTCAAGTTGCATTGTGTCAAATTGATAATCGGTTAGATACTTTTCGCCCTTAGCTTTTAAATTGCTTGGCAAGGTTACATCATCCCACTTTATTACCTTTTCAATCCATCCAAATTCTTTGACGGCGTTGGTATTTGATAAATATACGCTGCCACTATTTACACTTTTTATCGTTAGATATTCCTCTAATGCTTCAATTGTCTTTTTCTCTTGCCTTGCTCCTAATGGAATTATTGCCGTTGCTATATCTGTAACATCATAATTAGTTGAAAAGTCGACTATATTTACACCAAATCTAATAGTTTGAGAGTTTACACCCGTCCAACCTTGCAAGTAGTCTAGATATCTTATATTGCCTACATGTCGTATCCTTAAATGTCCGCCAAACTGTTTGATTAGTTTATCGTTAATACATTCAAGAGTATTGTCCCAGTTTGTATATCTTAGGATACTGTCATTCTTATCAATTACTGTTACTTCACCAACATGGAACCGCCTATCTTTGTCACAACGCTTGTTATATTCAGTTATTAACGCTCGTAAGAACCCATCCGGGGTATAATTTTTATATTCTTTTTGTGGCTGTATTACATCATTGAGATATGCAAGTTCTCCCTCACACTCAACGGATTTGTTTTTATAAAAATCTTCCGTAACAAGAATAGGTCTACCTCGCCATATCTCTTTATCATCTCGATATACAATGACTTCCGATTTCATCAGCTTAATATCATCATACCTTGGATGATTTGAAGGCATTTTAAAGGTTAAGCTACCTGAGTTATTATCTTCTAAATTTAATTGTGGATTAAGAAGATTTAATTCATCCACATTTCTATATAGGGCTTTGCCATCAACATCAATCTTGTATTTCATAACACACCCCCCTGATATGTTATTTCAACTGTGCCATTGCCTATGAATGTTAATTCGTTCGAACCCTCTTGTAATCTTATGTCATACAATTTAGCAGTACCTTTCGACACATCGTACAACGTGGATTTATATTTAACTTTCATGGCGTTGCTTGCTGTTATAACTGGGCTTGTCGGCATTGACCTATTTAACAGTTCAATTGTTCGCGTCCCGTTTATTTCGTATTTTGTGATGTTTATAATTCCAGTTTCGAAGTCGAAAGGATTCCATAGCCATTTATCGTTGTTAAAAGTCACATCGTATTTATAAGGCTCAGCGTTCAAGGTAATCGTTATTAGCGCATATCCGTTATACATTTCAAAATTGCTAACGCTTGTACGGCCTCTCCAAAAGAAAGACTTATCGCTATCCAACACAACATCCATTTTTCGCCCATGAAGATACGAGCGTAGTGTCTGCTCCATTAAAATACTGTTGTAATGTCTTTTATAATCTTCGTCTTCGTAAAAAAATGTAAATTCTATCTCTCTGTTGTGATAATTTACTTCGCTGTTAAACTCCGTTAAATCAAGGCTTCCATTCGATCCAGGTATATCAATGTAGTTAGTCTTTATTTCAGGCGTGCCTATCTTGATGTCCGTGGTTACTAAATGCCAATCGTCTATTGAATGCTTATCATTGAATTGGATCCCATTTTTTTGATAATTAATAATCATCCTCTACCTCTCACGCTCTGCATTCTACCCATTCGCCTATCTATAGCACCAGCAACTACACCAGTATCTAATATTATTGTTGGGTCTGCACTGGTTAGCATAAACAGTAATTCTATAATTCTATCTATCTTCTTGTCGTAGCTTTCCGAGTTGGTTATAGATGTGCCTGTCTGTGTACTGAATTCATTTGCTACTCGTTTAATCCATTCAGTGTTACGCTCTAACGGCACAATAGCTTCTGCACCATCTTCGCCCGCTATTACAGCCCTTGCCCCTTGGTCTAAAATACCACCTTTGGCAAGCCTTGGGAGTTGCAACTCTGAAATATGCGGAATATCAACACCTGGAATGTAATTAATAATATCAATAGCACCATTTAATAATCGAATTGGTGCGTTTAACGCATTTTCCACCATCCATAAGATGCCGTTGACTGATGAAATAACTGCATCATGAATAGCGTTACCTATAGTTGTTCCGATATTTGAAAAGATATCGCATATCGTCTGCCATACATCGCCGAAGAAGCTACCGACTCCGTTCCAAATATTTTTGATACCGTTCCATGCGTCGGAAAAAATTGATGTAAACCAATTTGCAACATTTGAGAACGCACCTGTTATACCATTCCAAATATTTTGAAAAAATCCTGTAACAACATTCCACACCGCAGTTATAGCGTTCCATGCGTTCGTAAATGTATCAGTAAAGAATGTGACAGTTACAGAGAATGCATTAACTATACCGTCCCACACACCTTGAAAGAAGGCCACCACCGTATCCCATACCAATTTGATAGCGTCCCACGCTGTAGTAAATATTGTTTTAATCGTTTCCCAGATTGTTGTAACCGTTAATACTATCCCGTCCCATATTGTTTGCATAACCGCAACAAAGCCTTGCCAAATCGCAATAACTGCGTTGCGGAAGTTCTCGTTCGTATTCCATAGTGTAATTAGCGCAACAGCTAACGCTGCGATGCCTGCGATTAATGCTACGATTGGGTTTGCCATCAAGAAGTTAATTGCTTGCCCTAATCCACTAATAGCACTTTTAATACCACCTACTGCCTTGGTGATACCGTTAAACATGGATACTACCTTAGAAGCTACTATATAAGTAGTAATCCCAGTGATTGCCGCCTTAAATTCAATAGGGAGCACATCCCATATTCCGGTTAATATGTTTTTAACCATGGGGATTAAGTTGTCCACAAGGAATGTTTTTACTGTGTGTTTTAAATCTTCTATATCCTCAGTTACATCGTTACCTAATGCTAAATCGCCTTTGAAATTCTCCCATGCGGACTTCATAGCGTTAAACGAACCCGTGAATGTTGTTTCCGCTTCTTCCGCTGTCTTTCCATTGACTTCTTGTGCAACTTGCACATCGTGAATAGCTTGAACTATATCCGCATAGTTATCCACTTGATAGCTTGTATGTTTGCCTTGCTGTTCATTCCATTTATTCGCATCATTTACTAAGTCTTGTAATCCTTTCTTAGTTCCCGCGTATCCTAAACTTAGGCTGTCAAGCATTTCATAGTTACCACGGGCAATAGATTGGTAAACCTCACCTATATAACTCAAATCACCGCCGAAAGTGTTGGCGTTATCCGACATGTCACGCATTGCCATATCAACAATTCGCGCGGCCTCTTCTGTATTACCGCCTACCGATTTTTTAATCGTTGCACCTAATGCGTTAGCCTTTTCCATGTAGTCATTAGCGCTCATGCCCGCCGTTTTAAATGCTTGCTTTGCGTTCTTTTCAATCGCGGTGAATGAATCGCCGAATATTTTTTGTGAACCACCAATTGACTGTTGCAAGTCAGCACCTGCGGCGATGGTATCTTTTATAATCTTACCGATACCTGCAGCGGCAACTACTTTTGTTAAAGTCGCTACTAAATTTCTACCGAACGACTTACCAGCTTCATCACCCGCCTTTGCTACGCCTTCATTATTCAGTAAAGCTGTAGTGGCCTTCTGTATACCTTTAGCTGACGGCACAATTTGAACATACGCCTTGCCGATTGTTGTGCCTTTACTATCTGCCATTAGTTACCTCCTTTCTGTGTGATTTTGTTCCATTCTTGTTTAAATTCCTCAGGCGTCACAGCTCTTACACTCTTCTTACTTTCTGTTTTGCCGTATGCGATGCTTTCCGTTATCGATGCAGGTCTATTTCGCCCTTTCTGTCCGTTCTTAGTTTTTAGCCATACTAAATCGTTAAGCCTATCAACCATGACAGATAGCAATATTTCTATAGTTGTACCCTTAATCCCTGCCGCTGCTCTTTTATATCTACTGTCATTGCTTAAACCAAAAACAAGCGTACCCACATATTCAGGTGGATACGCCGTCATGTCGGTAATGTGATAATATTCCGTTAAATCGCAAATTACTTCATCGTGATAAAAATATAGAGCATTGGCAAGGATTAAGAGTTTTTTATTTCACCGGAATGTTGTTTAAATATCGCCGTGATTTCTTTAAACACTTTTTCAAAATCAACAAAACCATCGCCATCTGACAAAAATTCAAGAAAAGTATCTTTTTTGTCTCTCATCATAAGTTCAACGATTTTGGTTAATGCTTCCGCTTGTGCAAATTCATTTTTTGAATTAATTTTACCCATTGCCTCTATAAGCCTGTAATCTTTTAATACTCTTTTATCAATGGAGTAATAAAATCCATTCGGTGTTTTGCCTTTTAGCATATCACTGCGGTTACTGATGAACGCTGTGTCTTTTTTATCCTTGTAACTCATTTATACCTCTTTATCACGCTTTTTTAATGTATTCATAGTGCTTATTGCCTGTTGTGTCTGGCAACGCTGTAATAGTAACGCCCACACTCTGTACATCTTCATTGTTGATACTTCTGTCTTCATACTCCGTAATCTTGCCGATAGGTATTACAATTCTCTGAACCGCCCCATCTAAAAGTAAATCAATTACATAGATAGCACTTTCTTTCGTCTTAGAATTGACCTGTATTGTCACGCCTTCGTCAAGTGTTCCGGTAACGTTGTCTTCGCCGTATCTCATCTTTAAAACATCACTATTTAGAAATTCAAGTAATACAAACTGGAATGTATCCGTATGTTCACCTTCCGTTATGTACACGACATCGCCACCAAAGGCAACAACATTTGAACTATCTTTTGATTCTGACTGGGTGATGCCCTCATCCGATACATATCCTAAGTCCTTGTATTCAGCAGTTAATGCTGTTGTTGCATCTGTTGGAAGTGCTGCGCCGAGTGGTGCTCTGTAAATAGCACCCGCTACTTTAGGCTTAGCACCTGTTACGTTTTTTGAATTTGGCATTGCTTTATCTCCTTTCTACAACATCCGAATATTGAATATTGCTTGATATCTGTATTCTTTTGTTGTCGCATCTGTATAGTTGTAATTTGAATTTAAGTTACAAGACATTACACTAGGGACATTTGTTATGTTTTCCATCTCTGTACATAACTGTTCGTTTAGTCTTGCAGCTTCATATAATGAATTGGCATAAGATTGAATTGTTATGGTGGCATATTCAATCATGTTACTTTTACCGCCACTGGTTTTTTCGATGATAAAATACTTAGTAGGTGGGTTCTTTGGTCGCTCCATATATGCTTGTGCAATTTCTCTTGACTTCACATAGTCAAGTACGATTTTTTCAATCATTAAATCCCTACCGCCTTTATTAGATAATTTGCCCGCAAGTTTCTAAAATAGGTTTGTTTGTCTGCTGGGGCTATAGTTATGTACTTTCGATGCCCTGAATTGCGTATAGCGGTTGTATAATTTCCTGTAGCATTGACTAGCTTTTCATTGGCTATCACTCTTAACTGTTCTACCACCATGTCCGATTTCATAAGCTCCCATGCCCCTGTAGGTTCAATCCATACCTTTACTTTTTTACTCATATGTTCCTACCATTACTTTTTTATTCCACTGCCCTGGAACTAAATCGCTGATATACTCTTGCGATATTCCTATAGTTCTCCATTTACGCCCGAAAAATTCAACTTCTGCATCAATCCATGTGTGCGTATCACTTTTAGGAATACACAGTGTATATCTTGCCGTCTTGCCCGTTAAATTAGTTGTATTAGCAACTTCATCAGTAGTAGATGGATACACAAGCACATTATCCACGGTTATTTTTTTATCTTCATATTCAATTGCTCCAAATTCATCCTCAGATGATTTAACTTTTTCCACTAAAATAACCGAAATGCCTTTAATCCTGCCCATACATCTCTATAACTCCTATTTTCTGTCTTCGAAGTCCTAATCTTTTAAGTTCGCTATTTTTAATAAATAAACCACCACCAGGCACAAGATACGAACCGCTCCAAGTGTAACCGCCCGCCGATTGGCTTTCTTGCGTCATGGGTTCGCTATCCGTTGAAGTCATTAAAGCGCGACCAACTATATCAACAGTAACGGATTTCGCTACACTTAATAATGTTGGCTGCTTTTCTATCATCTTGTCTAAGTCTTTGCCAACCTTGATGGCATTTTGTCTTAATTCATTAGAGACAATAGGGAGCAGAGCATTCGCTCGCTCCTTTTCTTCATAACTCAACGCACGGAATAACAATTCTACATCTTCTAATGTTGCATAATTCATTTTTTAACCTTTTTCCGCCGTTTTTTCGGTGTTTTCTGCCGTTTTTTTAGACTTTGCTACGGTTTTCTTGCTTTCTTCTACAAGTTCCCACTGCGGAGATATAACCTTTACGCCATCAGCCACTGAAATAGTTGCGTCTGTTTCAATGTTTCTATAGATATTCATGTAATACTCCACATTATTCTGTTACGGTAACGATTGCGAAAGCCTTGGGGTCCATTATTACCCAGCCGAGATAAGCCTCCGCTCTAAGATATATTTGATTTTTTCTCGCAAGGTCGCCTTGTCCGTCTGGATCGCCATACTGGATAAGTCTTAAGTCAATATCCCTTGAGATGCCCCACTTGAACATGGCAAAGTCGCCAACAATAGTATGTGGTGTGGCTGTATCTGTCTTAACCGCTGAAATATTAGTTGAGACAGCTAAGTTCTTGCCTGCAAGTGTTTTAGGGTATCCGCCGAACATGAAATCAGGATACATTGCCGCACCTGTTGTTGACTGAATACTGCCCATTGCAGATGCAGCGGATACAGATAATGCAATACCGCTATTTTCATATTCGTTTCCTGTAACAACTTCAATTGCTGAGTTGATTGTCTTGTCAATTTTCGTAAGGTCGGTAACTGCGACCTTGGAAACTCCATTAGTCATGAAACTGTTAGCACCTACTACTGTTGAAGCGGTCTTAGTTCTTGGATTCACGCCGTGAATGGCTGCAAGGTCAAGACCTTTTGCTAACTTTTTTGCAAAACCGTTATTGAAATTTTTCAATAAGTCAATTCTTGCTTCCTCTGATGCATACCACATTTCTTCTGAAAATCTTGCGCCATATTCAAACTTAATAGGTACAATTGTAATTGGATTAAGTGATACACCGCCTACGCCCTTATCGCCGTTTTCAGCAACAATATCGACTTCCTTGTCGAATGTAAAATCAAACTGTGTTACGCCATTAAATGGGATAGGTTCTTGTCCTGATAGTTTCTGTAAAACCGATTCGCCCTTAACCTTATCGATGAGGTCTGGTAATAATTCTGACGGAAAATTTACGCCACTTTTAGATAATATATCTGCCATTTTTACTCCTTATTCAATGAATTAGCCATTTTTTTATAAAGTTCATTTTTCGAATCTTTAACGCCTTCGCTTGTTTGAAACATTGGTTGTGTTGTTGTTTTGTTGCTCGCAAATGATAATAAGCTGTCGACATCCGCCCTTATTTCATCTTCCGTACCACCTTTTACACGTTCAACCATTCCAAACGGCAATCCTGCTTCAAGTGCAATTCTCGTTTTTACCGAGTCGGACTCGTATTTTGCAACTTTATCGTTAGATTCATTTAATTTCTTTTCAAGGTCGCTATATTTCGTATTATTAGCGTTCAACTCTTCGGTAAGGCTTGATATTTTTTTAGCAAGCTTGTCATTTTCATTTTTTAATTCTTCATAGTTTGAGAACTCCGCTTTTATAGATTCTTCTTGCCTTTTCAAACGCTCTTTAACCGCTGTGTCAAATTCTTCCTGAGTTGTAATCGCTTTGAACTCCATATGATTCCTCTCTTTCTCCTACTTCAAATCCGTGTAGTGTACGTACTTTATATACACTATATATAGTGTATTACACCGTATATTATACTATATATAGTTGAATAAGTTCAAATAAAAAACACCTGTTTAGGTGTTTTAATAACTTATTTTTTGTTTTCTTTTGCCTTTGCTTTCTAAGCATAACCAATGTGCAAGTATAACGCTATCAATTAGTGCCACATCAGCACCTTCTAATATTGATTTATAGCCAAATCCGCCGTTTGTTCCTATGGCTCGCTTATCTATGTTTGTCGCTATCTGTTTTAATGATGGTTGCCCCATGTGTACGATTGTTTTCAAATTTACACCCTGTTCAAATTCTGAATTGGCTTTTATTATATCTGCCACTTTTGGGAATATAGGGATTTTGATTTTATTTGCTTGCATTTCATCTTTTAAGATTTGTTGACCACTCGCACCGTCAACAACAACTTTGTATTTTTTCATTTTGGATAAAAAATCAATTATCCATCCGTTGCCCGCTCTTACTGGTCTACAATCTACCGATTCAACAAATACCTTGTTATCTGCCGTTAGACTTGCAACAGATAACGCAGCCGTTAAACCATCAACATTATATTTAATTCCTACATATAAATCGCCGATCAACTGCGGTTGTTTCTTTTCGCACAACGCATCCCATTCAATCTCAGATATAGCACTTTTTAAATTATATTCTACCCAGTAGCCTAAACGTTCGATGTTAAATAGTAGTTGGTCTTTGCTTGTTTGAGCTCGGATGTTGCGTTCGCTGAATAGCAATCCCAAACTTGGATTAGTTTCATACCACGCCTCTATATCTTTATTATCTGTTACCTTGGGAACACTCCATTCAATCCATCCAGTATCCTCATTTTCTCCCGCAAGCGTTTTATTTCGAAAATCTGTAAAAACTGTCCCAGCTGTGTCAGGATCTGGTGGTGTACCAAATAATATGATTTGTGGGTTTTTAGACGCAGTTAATGTGTAAGATAATGCACTGTCTTGCTCTTCTGTATATTCTTGTGCTTCATCTACTATAACAGTATCATAACTGCCACCACGCCCACCTGATGACGTACGGGTTCTAAAGTCAATATATCCACC